AAGTGATATCGACGGAATAAATCTCGAGACCTGTAAAGAAGCAGGTCTCGGGGAGAAAGCAACCCAGAACCTTCTACACTGGTTAGCTACTGAATACCAAGAAATACGGGACTTTTTACCTTTCAGCCTTGAGAAAACTAATAAGAAGGAAGAAGTACCTATACTTGGTGTTGTTTGTATTACTGGTAAACTAAGTTCGTACAAAAACAAAGAAGAGGCCACAAAAGAGCTTAACAACTTAGGGTACAAAGTAGTACCAACACTAACTAAGGCAGTAACTATCTTAGTAGACGAAGAGAACAAGGGTAGTACCAAAAGGAAGACTGCGGAAGCCCGTGGAATTCTGGTAGTAACAGACTTAAAACAATTCATAAACAACTAAGGAAAAAATAATATGACCGAAACAGTAAAAGCAGTAAAATGGGACGCGGAGCGTACAGAGCAATTGCTTTCAATCGTGGGCGCAATTTCACCAGTAGCCGTAGCAACCGTAGAAGCAGCCGCAACGGCACTGGGTGTAACAGTTCGCTCAATCGCATCCAAACTGCGTAATATGGATATCGCAGTAACTAGTACCGCTAAGGCACACACCTCTGCGTTTGATGACACAGAAACCGCTGAACTTGCAGAGTTCGTAACTGCCAACTCTGGTGATTTCACTTACAAAGAAGTAGCAGAACAGTTTGCTGGCGCTAAGTTCTCCGCTAAACAAATTCAGGGTAAGGTTCTTTCAATGGAACTGACTGAGCACGTTAAGGCTTCTGAGAAGGCTGAAACTGTACGCACTTATACTCCTGCGGAAGAAGCAAAGTTCGCTGCACTGTGCCAAGCCGGTTCTTTCCTGGAAGAAATCGCTACAGCACTAAACAAGTCTGTACAGAGCGTTCGTGGTAAAGCACTTTCAATGCTGCGTCAAGGTGCTATTGCCAAGATTCCAGCGCAGAAGGAGTCACATGCAAAAGACAGCGTAGATGCTATCACCGCTTTAGGTGACGCTATTGCTAATATGACTGTAGAGGAAATCGCACTCGCTACAGGCAAGACAGACCGTGGTATTCGTACTACATTGACACGTCGTGGTATCTCTGCCGCTAACTACGATGGAGCAGCTAAGCGCGCAAAAGCAGAAGCTAAGGCACTAGCCACAGCTTAAGTCTAAACCTAATAGACTAACAATACTAAGGGCTAAAGAACATCATTCTTTAGCCCTTTTTTATTCAAGCAAATTACACACTAGTTTGCTTGAATAAGGAGATAATAAAAATGAAAGTAGTAATAGAGTATCATGAAACCAATGCCTTAACTATTGAAGAGGTAGTTAAAAACGCTAGGCGCGTATACGGGAAAACCGCAGAGGTACGTGTACTGCCAGAAAGTAACCTACCCCACGACTTAATTCAGTTTGCCCTGTGGCAAATGACTGCAAATGAACAAACCTGCCTATTTTTTAACGAGGCCGAGCTATATGCTAAGAAGCTTAAAGAACTTAGGGCCTACACACTCTATAAACTAGAAGAACTATTGGATGACACACTCCTTGAAAACGAGGAAAAGATAACTAAGGAGTAGCTTTGGACATTAGTGCTATAGTATTAGCAAAGATACTGGAAGGAAAAGACCTAGAGATATGGTCTAAAGTTAAATTAGCGTTTCTAGACTCCGCGTATTCGTCAATATACGTTGCGATTGCTAGGCACTATGAGACGTACTCTAGTATTCCGTCATTTGAAGAACTAGACCTTACTATGAGAGATGGGGAGACTAAGCGTACCTTAGAGGCCCTAAAGTTAGTAGACGTACCAGAAGTAGATATAGAGGTAGCATTAGATGCGCTTATTGACGCTTATACTCAAAACGAAGCTATTAAGTATCTCGACAAGTTTGTAGATAATATCCCGGTATATAACTCGGTAGAAATTAAAGAAAATCTAGCAAGCATAGTGTTAATGTTAGACGATAAAACCCTAACCACGGAAGGGGTATTTAACATGAGTAACATAATGCTATTTACACGAGAAGAAGATACATTAAAGAACCGCATTGCTACGGGCCTGAACAATACATTCGATGCAATGATTGGAGGCATCGCTAGAGAAGAGCTGTTACTAATTGGTGGGATTCGTGGCTCTGGTAAGTCCATAACTGCTAACAATATTATGGTTAACCAGTATGAAGCGGGCAATACCTCAGTATTCTTCACAATTGAAATGTCAGCTAAAGAAACGCTAGAGAGAACAATCAGTATCCTAGCAAATATTGACCACCAGGCTGTCAAACAGAATAAGATGGATGCGCAGCAGATTCTAAAGGTTGTCAAAGTCCGCGCGAACATGTTCCTAGACGCAGATGACTTAGTGCTAGAATTCATGAAGCATAAGGATAGGTTTAAGTTTGAAGAACAACTGGTTCGTAGGACTTTGAAGCCCGATAACCAGATGATTATCATTGATGATAGAGCTTTAACTATAACGTCTATTGACTTGCATTTAGCTAAACTTAAGGCTAAATTTGGGGATAAGCTAACAACTGTAGTAGTAGATTATGTTAATAAAGTTCATATTGAAGGTGCTAATAGATTTGATTGGCAGCCGCAGATTTTAGTAAGTGAGAAGCTAAAAGAGATGGCACGTAAGTATGATATAGCCATGGTATCACCATATCAGATTGACGCTACCGGAGAAGCCCGTTTCGCTAAGGGTATCCTAGACGCAGCAGATATTGCATTAGTGCTAAAGGCGCATGACAAAGAGACAGGCGCTATAACTTTTGAGACTACCAAAATACGGGGAGCAGCGGAAAAGATATTCACTAGTGGAATCAATTGGGAGACTTTAAGAATTTCCCCACATGATGTAACTAAGCCAGAAGAGAAAGAAACAATTAAACGCGCTGGCAAGAAGAAAGATGCCAAAACAGACGAGACAGAAGGCGATTTGCCTTGGAATACTTAAAGTGTACGGAGATTTGCCTTGGAATACGTAGAGAACCTATTAAAAGAAAAAGGCGTAGAGTTTAAGTATCAAGGACAAGACCTACTTGTACGATGTTTCAACCCAGAACATATAGACAGTACCCCGTCTATGCGAATAGATAAAGTAGATGGGAGATTCAACTGCTTCTCTTGCGGTTTCAAGGGTAGAAGTATTTTTGAGTACTATGGTATTCTTACCAATAATGTTTCTATAAGGATAGCTAAGTTGAAAGAAAAGATTAGGAACCTACAATTGGACCTATTTGGGTTAGAGTACCCCGTTGGCCACACTCCATACAATATAGCTTTCCGGGGTATCAGTAGAGAGACACTAAAGAAGTTTGGTGCGTTTTACACTAATCAAGTTGAAGAACTTGCGGATAGAATCGTGTTCCCTCTAATAGATATTAGTGGTAATATATCCGTGTTTGTTGCCAGGCACACGCTATCAGACGCGCAACCTCGCTACGTAAACTACCCTAGGGGTCGAACATTGCCTATATTTCCTATTCAGATGGAGAAAGGTACACGTAGTATTGTATTAGTTGAAGGTATATTTGACTTCTTAAACTGTTATGATAAAGGTCTTACTAACACAGTATGCACTTTTGGAACACAAACATTAAAAGCTAATATAAAGGGTAAGCTGCTTCCGTTTAAAATACAGGGTATACAGAAGATATATATCATGTTTGATGGGGATAAAGCAGGGCAGGATGCTGCTAGAGCCCTACAACCCTTAATTGAAGAAAATGAAATAGAAGTGGAAATAATTAATTTACCTGACGGTACAGACCCCGGCGACCTAGACCAGGAGTACATTAGTAGTATAAAGGAGTATGTTAACAAATGAGACTAAATAAAGTAGAGATTGATCGTATACACGAGTTTCATTGGAACCACCGTGATTGTGAGTATAACAATCAAGTTAGTGTAAAGCCCTCAAACGACAACGGGATAGGTACTGTAATTACAGTGAAGTGTACTGTATGTAAAGAGAAGCTAGACGTATCCGACTATGCTAGTTGGTAAAAGGCGTATCCGCCATAATAAAGGAGAGTAAATGAAAATAGCGTTAGTGGACAAGTGCCCCGGAAAAGTTAATTATAGTAAGTATTTTGAGTTTGAATTCACGCATTTCCACCTATGTTCAGAGAGCAAGCCTAAGATATTAAAGGCAGATGTGGACTTAGACCTTAGGGACTTGGAAGAGTTTGAAATGGTAATCTTGGTAGGGTCGGAGGCAGCTAAGCATATTGCTAAGCTAACGTCAGTTACAGGACATGCTGGGATTCTAATTGATGGAAAGTACATCTGCATGATTAATCCAGCTATGCTTATCTTCAAGCCAGAAGGTAAGCCGGATTTTGAACGTACTGTTGACAGAATTCATAAGTACATACGTGGAGATATTAAGGACGCGACAATAACCGGAGACTATAAGGGTATTGATAGAGTAGAGGAACTTGATAAATTTCTAGATGAGTTAGAATCTTTCGTAGCTAACAATGAAGAAAGAATTATCGCAGTAGATACGGAAACCTCAGCATTAAGCCCGAGAGATGGGTATGTTTTAGGTGTATCCATTAGTTACGCAGTAGACCAAGGAGTTTATATTTCTTCGGATATTTTAGAAGATAGGCACATATCTAGGCTACAAAAAGTGTTTCTAGAGTGTGAAGTAGTATTTCATAATAAGAAGTTCGATGCTAAGTTTATGAAGTATCATTTTGGCTTCGTCTTTAATAAGACGCATGATACTATGTGTATGCACTATGTATTGGACGAGAATGCACTCCACGGACTGAAGGATTTAGCCCTTAAGTACACCAACTTTGGCGACTACGATAAAGCACTAGATGAATTTAAAAAGGAATACTGTGCAAAACACGGCATATTAAAAGATGATTTCTCTTACGATCTAATACCTTTTGATATTATTAGCACTTATGCTGCTCTTGATACCGCAGCCACGCTAACATTGTTTTATAAGTTCAGACCCCTGCTAGCTGCTAACACTAAGCTGCAGTGGGTATACGAAAACCTACTAATGGCTGGTACAGACTTTCTTACTAAAGTGGAAGAAGTGGGTATACCTATTAGCAAGGAACGGATGGAATTAGCTGGAGCGTATCTAGACGCAGAAGTTAAAGCAGCTAAAGAAGAGCTTTACAGTTATAAAGAGATTCATGATTTAGAGAAAGAACAAGGTAAGATATTTAATCCTGCCTCTGTACAGCAGCTCAGAAAGCTCCTGTTTGATCATCTGAAGCTTACCCCCACAGGGAAGCTGACAGGCACTGGTGCAATCTCAACCGATGCAGAGGTATTAGAAGAATTAGCAGATGAACATCCACTACCTAAAGCGCTGCTTAATATACGTAAGTTATCTAAACTAAGAAACACTTATGTAACCAAGATTTTAGCAGGCCTGGATAAAGATGGGCGCATTCGTACAGGCTTCAACCTGATATTTACCACGTCCGGGCGATTATCTAGTTCGGGTAAATTTAATGCACAACAACTGCCCCGCGATAACCCTATTATTAAAGGATGTATTGTTGCGCGGCCAGGGTATAAGATAATCTCACAGGATTTATCGGCTGCTGAAATGTACTTCGCGGCTATCTTATCCGGGGATAATAACCTAATGAAGGTTTTTCAAGACGGGAAAGACTTCCACGGTTCCGTTGCTAAGATGGTATTTAAACTTCCTTGCGACGCGGATGACGTTAAGAAGCTGTTCCCATTAGATAGGCAAGCTGCAAAGGCGGTATCATTTTCATTACTATACGGTTCAGGCCCAGCAAACATTGCGGAAACAGTAAATAAAGATGGTGGAAACCTTACGGTTGAAGATGCTAAGGATATTATTAAAGAGTACTTCAAAACATTCCCAAGGCTTAAAGCATGGCTTGCTGAGAGAAAGCAATTTATTGAAGCTAATGGTTATACGTATTCCTTCTTCGGGAGGAAGCGTAGACTACCTAATGTGTTCAGTAAGGATAAAGGTATTGTAGCACATGAAGTCAGAAGTGGTATTAACTCTGAAATTCAGTCAGTAGCATCAGATGTGAATCTACTAGCCTCTATTGACATGCAAAAGTATTGTGAAGAATCTAAGTTAGATGCTAACATCTTTATGTTAGTTCACGATAGCATCGTGGCGGAAGTTAAAGACGAAGATGTAGAGCAATACTGTGAAAAGCTTAAGTACTACACACAAAAAGATCGTGGATGTTCAATACCTGGGTGTCCTGTAGGCACAGATACTGATATTGGCGCAGACTACTCGTTCGGGAAGTGGAACAAGGTATATGAAATTAGAGAAAATAGTCTTTCCCGTATATCCGATAAGTAAGGTTATATCTAGAGTAGGAACCCGGTTGATACATATAAATAATAAGGAGGAAGAGGAGTGCTTGGACGACACAAGCGTTCCTGGAAAATCCCTAGGGTTGCGCAGGCTGCATATAGCCGGAAAGCTTGTGCCGTTGAAGCATGCACTATATTTCCTAAAGGATGTAGTTTACTTGAGGTAGAAGGGGAAAGCCCCCGATACAAAATCATGTATGCGCCTAACGCACTCGACAAGTATGTCGGTATGTTACGCGTATCTGCTAAGGTATATTTGGTGTATGGATTGTATGAGGAACAACATAAGAATACGTGGAGAAAAATATAAAAACACTTGGTGTAACCTATAATGCCTAAAGCCCTAATTAGCAGCAGAATACTTCTTGATGTTACGGAAGAGCAGTCTGAGAGTATTAAAAAGACCCTCACGTATAAAATACCTGTGTATGCAGGGGAAAAGCACAAAATGGGTTTCGAGCTAATTAGAAACTATGTAACAATAAAGAAAGGCATACTCAGTATCCCGCAAGGTAGAATTGACCTGATCCCAGAAGGGCATGAAATCTTAGAACGTCGCGTATTAGTACCTGCGACACTTCCAGAGCCTAGAGTAGCATTGCGAAATAATCAAGTATGGGTACATGAGCAAGTTAATGATAGTTGTTTCATTAATGCACCCGTGGGTTGGGGGAAGACGTTTTCAGCCTTGCATGTTATCAAGAAACTGGGGCAGAAGGCACTAATTATAGTGCACACCGTAGCCCTAAGAAATCAGTGGGCACAAGAAGTTGAAAAGCTATATGGATTTAAACCCGGAATCATTGGTAGTGGTATTTACGATATAGATTCGCCTATAGTAATAGGAAATGTGCAATCGTTAATCAAGTACATTGATACTATAGCAGATAAGTTTGGCACTGTAGTTATGGATGAAGCACATCATTGCCCCTCTACTACTTTCACAGTTATGTTGGATAAAATGAAGTGTATGTATCGTATAGGTTTGAGTGGGACGCTTAAACGTAAAGACGGAAAACATGTGATGTTCCCAGACTACTTCTCTCCTAGAGTACATATTCCCGAACTACTAAATGAAACTATGGTTCCTAATATACAGATAGTTAAGAGTGGTGTAGAGTTGGTAGGGACTAGTTGGGCACTAAAGATCAATAATCTGCTGTACAATAAAGAATACCAAGCATTTATCTGTGGCATAGCTGAGATATATCTTGATAGGGGCCACAGTGTCCTATTAGTAGCAGAGCGAACCGAATTCTTAGAGAACTGTAACAAGTTGCTAGGAGATAGGATGAACCTAATTATAGGTGAGACTAAGAACCGGGAGACCCTACTAGACGAAGTTCGTACTGGTAAAAAACAGGGTATAATAGGGACTCGCCAGATATTTTCGGAAGGAATCTCAATAAATCCTTTAAGCTGCCTTATACTAGCCGCCCCCATAAATAACGATATTCTGCTAGAACAGTTGATAGGTAGAATCATGCGTAAGTGTGAGGGTAAGCTTCAGCCTGTGGTCGTTGACGTACACTTTAGTGGGCGGACGGCTAAGATTCAGAATTCAAATAGACTGAACTTCTACTTTAACAAGGGCTGGGGTATCGCGGGGCTACGGGATTGACTAAGGGTGAAAAAATTTAGATTTGACAAACCTTGTCACATATGATATAATGTTGTATATTGTAGGAAATTATGATTACTTTTTACAGTATGCCAAAGCTAATCAAGTTGGCAGACAACAAAGCATCAAAATTAGTAAAGCTATTAAAAGAAGGAAAAATACCTACGGGCGGTTCATACATTCTAAACTTAGAAAGTATGCTTAAAACGAACGTAGATGATTTTTACAAAGCAGAGTACATGTATCTAGCCGCTTTCAGAACTTACGCAGACTACGTACTTTTAGGAATCAAATGTCTGGGATTAAGTTATATCCCGGATATTGATGTAGTAAATGTTAAAAAGGGGTTAAACCCTCTAATATCAACAATAGAAAACAATTCAATAATCATATTAAAGAAGGAATAAAAATCATGGCTAAAAGTTTCGGTGACGTAAAAGGTTCTGCTCAAAAGCGCGACGCAGGATATGTAATGAAAGATGGGGAGAATACCCTAAGGCTTGTAGGGGGTATTTTGGCACGTTATGTGTACTGGTTAAAGGGGGCTAATGGTAAAGATGTGCCTGTCGAGTCTTTGTCTTTCGATAGAGACGAAGAGCGCTTTACTAACATCGTAAACGACCATGTACAGGAATATTTCTCTGACAAAAAGTGTAGCTGGTCTTACTCAATTATGTGTATTGACCCTACGGACGGAAAGGTTAAGCCGTTTAACCTGAAAAAGAAGCTGTATGAGCAGATCATGACAGCTGCAGAAGATTTAGGGGACCCCACAGACCCTGTGAATGGTTGGTCAATTGTATTTAAGAAAGCTAAGACTGGACCCCTACCATATAACGTTGAGTACACTCTTAACGTGTTACGTTGCAAAAAGTCTGCATTAACTCCTGAAGAAATTGCAGCGGTTGCAGCGGCTACCACTATTGACCTTGTTTATCCGCGGCCAACCCCTGTAGAAACAAAAGCCATCTGCGAACGCATCAAGAATGGTGTTTCAGACGAAGACACACCTACTGCAGGTGCCGAATCAGTTAACGAGCTAGACAACGCTTAATGTTAAAAGACTTCCAGCCTCTGTGGCGCGTAATTGAATTAGTTACGTGTATTCACATTATCTTAAGTGTCTGGAGACATTGGTAAAAATTAAAAGCCCGCAGTAGTACGCGGGCTTTTTTCAATAGGAGAACACTATATGATATTTGGTATGAGTTTAATAGGAATAGCCACAGTATTTTTAATAGGCCTAGCAATTATACCTTTAGCCCTACTGGCAATAACTTTAAGGAAGAGCGTAAATGGTAACTAGACAAGAGAAATACAACGTGCTAGAAGAAAGAAGAAAAGTAGACGTTATTATTGCAACACCGGATGAGATTTGGCCATATATAACACCGGGCATATCAGGAACTACAACAAACATAGACCATAACACAGTGGGTCTCACATCAGTAGCATTAGCCGGTAGAAACCTAATACCTGGATACTCAGATGTAACAAGCCACAATCTTAAAGGTTGGCAACCCAGTACAGAGGTGTCCCCCGACGGCAAAGCACCTAACACAGACGGAGTTAAGCTAGATGCAGGTAAGTCTCCAGTATTTAGGGGCTTGATAGACTATTTCCCTAGAGCATGTCTAGCCGTAGCTGAGGTCAGCGAGTGTGGTGCTCGCAAGTACAAATGGAAAGGTTGGCAGGCCGTGCCAGACGGCGAAACAAGGTACCAGGATGCGCTAGTTCGGCACATATGCAAAGAAAGCATAGAAGGTCCAATAGACAAAGATTTTGGTTTACTACATTCTGCGCATGTGGCATGGAATGCCCTGGCCGTGCTGGAATTAAAACTGAGAGCAACACATGAAAACAAAGGGTAACACACCGTGAAAACAAAGGGTAACACATCGTGAAAATACTCTTTAGTAGTGATTGGCACCTAAAGTTAAATGTAAAGAATATACCAAATGAGTGGGCTATAAATAGATATAATTTACTGTTTAGCCAAATTCACACCCTTGAGAATCAGGTAGAGTTACACGTTATCGGGGGCGATATATTTGACCGACTACCAAATATGGCCGAACTTGAGTTATTCTTTAAGTTTGTAAAAGACTGTTCGATTCGCACGTTGATGTACTCGGGGAATCACGAAGCGCTACGCAAGAACACTACGTTCCTAACACACTTAAAAGAAGTAGTAAATAGTATTAACCCTCTAGTGCAAATTATAGATGATTTCTATTCAGAGGATAACTGGGATATAATCCCATATAACAAATTGCGACAGCCGTGGCCTAATTTTACAGGGGGTATACTATTCACCCATGTACGGGGTGAAATACCGCCTCACGTTAAGCCAGAGATTGATTTAACTTTATTAGATAGATGGGAGAAATGTTTTGTTGGAGATTTACATAGCACTAGTAATAGTCAGCGGAATCTTGTATATCCGGGCGCACCCGTTTCTACGTCATTCCATAGAAACAAAATTGAGACAGGCGTTATTATCCTTGACACTGTTAGTAAAGAGCATAATTGGGTAAAGCTAGAAGTACCCCAACTTATTAGGAGAACTATTCAGGTTGGGGAAGAGTTAGTAGCGGGTGATTATGACCTTATAATCTATGAAGTAGAGGGGGACATTTCCGAGCTGCATAAAGTAGAGAATTCAGAACTCTTAGATAAGAAAATAACTAAGAGGAGTTCTGAAACTTCTCTTATACTAAGTGCTGAGATGAGCATGGTTGAGGAGCTACGCGAATATTTACTTTATATCTTGCAGATTCCGGAGGATAAGATAGATAAAATATTAGGAGAATACAATGAGTTGGACAACACAAGATGAAGCTCAGTTAAAGAAGCTTCAAGAACGCAAGATAAATTACGAAAGCATGGCTCCTGTACATAATATTATCCGCGCCTTAAATGCTGCGATGTTAGAAGAGGGTAGTATGATTGAGAAGTGTTATTGGATTGCGGAATTTCCGTATGTTCCTTCCACAATGCAGAGAATTACCTTTGACATATCTATTACAGGGCATACGGCTACAAAGTTCTTAAGAGACGTTAGATGACTATAGGTATATACATTTTAGCCTTTAAGGGTACAGATAAAGTTTATGTAGGACAATCTATACATATTGAGGAAAGGTTTAAACAACATTTAAACTCTATACATAATGGTAGCTGTGTTAAAAAGCTACTAGCAGCCTTTAAGGATTTTGGTGCCCCGTCTTTAAAAGTATTAGTAGAATGTGCTATTGAGGATTTAAATACTTTCGAAGATAAGTATATACAAGAATATAACGCGGTAGAGGGGGGTTTTAACACCTTAAGGTTTGCCCTCGGTTCTCCCAACGCTTATGGAGAAAACTCTGGTAATTCTAAGAACTCAAATGAAAAAATAATCGAAGTATTTAACATGTTAATAGCTATACCTATAAACTCCGCTAAAGAAGTAAGCGGCGTAACTAACGTACACATTAGTGTAATAAATGATGTTTCTAGCTTAAAGGGACATACTTGGCTAGAAGCAGCTTTCCCAGAAAAGTACAAGATATTACGCACTTTAAGATATAACCGGAGAACTATAGAACTTAGAAAAAAGTGCTATCCCAAATTAATATCCCCCAAGGGCATTATATGTACAATTAACAATATAACTGAGTTCTCAAAAAAGTATAATATTAGTGAAAGTAGTATATATAGACTGGTCTCTGGCAGACAAACTTACTCAAAAGGCTGGGCATTAGCATGATTATACTTGAAGAAATGTGGTGGAGTAATGCATTTAGTTACGGCGAAGATAACTACATCTCGTTCATTGGGAGCCAAATTACACAAATACTCGGTGTTAATGGTGCTGGTAAGTCAAGCATCCCTATGATATTAGAAGAGGTTTTATTTAATAAGAACTCTAAAGGTGTAAAGCGGGGTGACGTACTCAACAAAAATTCTGGAAAATCGAAATATAATATAAAATTAAAATTCTCTATTAACTCGGAAAAGTACTTAATAGAGACAGTTAGAAGTACAACTCAATCTGTTAAGTTGCTAAAATTTGTTGACGGAATCTGTACCGATTTGTCCAGCCATACATCAACCGCAACGTATAAACAGATTGGAAATCTACTGAATATAAGCCACGATATATTCA